TTAAGGTTAGACATACGTAGTTTAGCACTACGCTTAGCCGCAACCATTTCTTTCTTAAATCTAGCAATTTGATACTCCGGTGTATTTGCTCTGGTGCCTAGCACGGCATGAGCAATGTACTTATATACAGCTTCCTCAGCAAACTTATGCACACGCATCTCTTCGTCAGTACCTAATCCGTCACTAATGTATTTTAGTGTTACAATTTGGTTAACTAAGTTAGAGCTAAAGTGCATAACGCCTTTTAGCTGATCAATGTAGAAAACACCATTACCTTGCGCTTCTTCCGGTGACAACCCATAGCGTCTACCGTATCTGTAAAGATTGAACAACTCACTTTCCGTAAGAGTACTTTGGTTATTAGATGCTGTGTTAGAAGAATAGTAAGAAGCGTTAAACCTAGCCAATGTTACAGATTCATTCGCTAAAGTCATTTTACCATTATTATCAAACTGGTATTCGTAGTTGCTGTCTTGGTTAACAGCCGTGGGATTACTAGTATTGCGTGTTGGATAGATAATTCTTTCTATACCGTTTGAATCTGCCCAAGATACTTTGACATAGTTTACATAGTCTTGCGGCAGTATCATATACAGCGCTGGCGGTATTTCTGTCTCTAAAGCTTTTTGTGACGGCAAGGTATCAAAGCTAAATTCTTGAATAGCGCGCTGTGCGTGAAACGCAACGTCTGTGCGCTTTATTTTGCTTATAATCTTATCTTCGCCAACATAGGCTATCATAAAATTGTTTACCATGTCTTTAAGGCTAACAAACTGGTAGTCGCCGTAATTTTCATCACCGCTGTTCCAGTTACCGTCTGCTCCTTCGTAGTAAAGTTCGCTAGTTTGATTTATTAGCCCCATTTATTAAGATTTTTCTTGTTGAGTGTTTTTAGCTTCTTCTTGTGCAGCTATTTGATACACTTGTAATTCTCGCGTTGATATACCCGCTAGTTCTAGTATTTTCATAACTAGTTCTGTTTCCTCTGAATCATGCAATTCAAAGTCTACCGAGTCCGCTGAGCTTTGCAAGCTAGAGCCACCGACTAAAGTACCAGCCCACTGTGCAGTTGCGGGTCTTTTAATATAGTTACACGCTACTCCTGCAGTTATAAGCTGAGTGGGGGCTGGCGTAGTAAACGTTAACACAGTGGAGTTTGATATGCTTTGAACACTTGATAATGTTATAGTAGTGCCGTTAGCCGCTATAGCAACTACCGTAACCGCTCCTGAAATGCCTGTGCCGGTTACTATATTACCTATAGATATACTTGGATTAGCTGCGGATATATTAATTGTAGCGCTAGAGCTGACTGCACCGTTTAATGTAGAATTTGAAGACCTTACAATGAGGCTACCATATACTATATACCCGCTGGAGTTTGCTACGAATACAGGCCTAGTCTCAGTAGGCTTTGTTAAAGGCGACGCGTTAATGTATAAAAATTCATTTTTATTGATACGTTCTACCTCTGCGCTGTTATATATAAGTGTACCTATGCGATACAGATTACTAGGCGCGCTCCAATAATTACCAGCGTATGTCATTGCGCTAGTAACTTCGAATAAGTTTATTTTTTCGTTGAGAATGTTGAGCATGTCGGAGAACTCCGTGTCGTTTCCATGCATCCTACCAAACTGGTTAATGTCATAGAAGTATTGCTCGAATAGATCCATCTGCGCTTGATTGGCAAACAGGTTAAATTCCTGAGGCGTAACATACCCTCGTTGCTCTTTATTGAGTATGCTTAATACTCGTTGATAAACAGTGTCTACGCTTACGCTCATATTGTTATTTGATTAAAGTGGAGGCTACCTTAGTAACCCCCACTGTTATTTTATAATCGTTTTTCTATAGTGTTCAGTACTTCCATTCCTTCATCTGTTTTGAAGTAAGATGCAAGTGCTGAATATGGGTGCTCGTCAAATGGCACCGTCATTAGTTTACGCCCTGTGTTGGCGTAACTGAATGTTCTTTGGTCTTGTGATAATGCAATCAGTCCCTGTTCAACCGCTTTAATACCGATGTTACGCAAGTGTACGTTTTCGTCATTAGCTAGTTCTATGAACAATTGAGGGTTGCGGCGAGCAAACACAAGGAGATCGCGTTTAAGCTCCTTAGAACTCATCTCAGATACCTTAGAACCGAATTCTACGCGCAAGATTGCTTCAGCTTCATCAACGTCCATTGCTTTAGCAGCATTCATAGCGTCAAGTTCTAATTCAATCCAGCCCACTTCGTTTTCTGCGATTGCTTCAGCTTTGTATTCTTCAATAACACCTTTTGCCATAAAAGGATGGTACATTGAAAGTAGCTGCTGTAGCACTACATCTTCTTTTGGTACATTCAATACACCGTTTCTAAATACGATGCGCCCTAGGGTTGCGGGACCTTCTTGTTCATCTACAAAGCAAGAACGCTGGTTAGTAGCGTATCTAATTTCGCGCTGGTAGCCTTTTTCTTCGTCAAACCAAAGTAAAGGTTTTTTAGCAGAGTGTACTGCAGGTAGTGTAAACACTAAAGGTTTTCTACGACCTGTTAACTCGTATAAGCGATCTTTGTATTCCCAAGAAGTTTTCTTTGGCAGTGGAGGCATTTCTGTTGCCGTTTCAAACGACACTTCCGGTGCCTCTACTGTAGTTTCTTTTTTAACCGGAGCTTTCTTAGCCGCGGGTTTTTTAGCTGTTGCCATAATATGATATAATTAAATAGATAAAAGAATAATGCCCCCGGCCGAAGCCGAGGACAATATTATAAACTTACTTCAACAATACGAAGTTGTTAGCTGCTTGTACACAAAGTGCACGCTCAGATAAGAAATGTACATTCATTTCATCAACTGCGCTAGTGAAGTTACCACCAACTGAACCAGTGATCCAAGATTTCATGCGACGATCTTCTGCTTCGTTAGCACGGTAACGGATGTGCAAGAACGGACGAGAAATGTTCGTACCTAATTGCTCATCATATACAGTAGAAGTACCAGCAGGAACCATAACACCTTCAATATCGCCGATAGATCCGCGAGTAGTTGAATCGTTCAAGTATTTCCAGTCAGTCTTGTAGAAGTCGTAAGAACCGCGACGGAATCCAGAGAAACCTAAGTTCAACGCCATATCTTCAGAATTGTCAAATACTCCGTAAGAAGTACCACCAGCTCCGTAAGAATTCTGTGCGGCTAGCATGTTGTCGATACCCAAAGAAGTAGCACGATCCAAGAACATCATGTTCTCTTCAATAGCGCCTTGCTTATCAAGCTCAGCCAAGATTTCGTCGAATTGACCTAGTCCGTTAGCACCACCGAAGTCAGTAGCGTTGTAAACTAAACCGCGAGACTCAATAGCTTCGAACATACCTTCAGAACCTGTAACACCTGTAGCGATTGCTCCAACTGCTTTTTCAGTTTCAACCATGCTCATTTCTAAGTAATCCTCGAAACGTAGACGAGACTCGTGCTCAGACTTCAAGTACCATAAGTAACCGCCAGTTCCAGCTTCAGTCGTAACTTCAACCCAACCGATCTGAGCAACGTCAGAACCGTTAACATTGTACTTATCACGTAAGATGATAGGCTTGTTTTCGAAAGTTGTGAAAGAAGCGTCGAAAGAGTTACCTACATCAGCTGATCCTTTTGCGTACTCAGAACCGAATACAAAGATATTCAAAGATGTTGTAGCACCACGTAAAGCAGCTGGAAGAGCAGATGCTGCTTCACCGTATACTTTAATGTTAACAACCTGCGTAGAAGTGCTATTTGCACCACTTGCATAAGCACCCATGCTATCAACACGAGCTTTTGCAGTAACAGTACCGTTAGAGATAACCAAAGTTTGACCTACACCGATTAGAGATGNAGGATCAGNACCCGTTGGTAAACCTGTAAGTGTGATGNTAGTACCACCNCCATTTGAACTAACGTTGTCGTATGCAATGTGCAAGCGACCCTGCTCAGACCATACGATACGGTCAGAAGCCATTGGCATTTCAGCACCAACCATACGTAAGAATCCGCCGACTGTACGCTTTCCGTAACGCTCAACTTCTTTCTCGTATACCTCTGGTAGGAACTGTTGTGTAAAGTCCATGTCAGTCACGGACAAGTAATTGTCTCCAAACAATCCTTTAACAGGACGTGGAGTTAAGTGCTGTAGTGCAGCACCAGTGTTTGCTAAAGCCATTTTTATTTATTTTAAATGGATTATTATTTCTTAAACTTAACCTTGAGTTTAGAAGAGCTTTCACCACTGTCAACTGCACGTATTTTCCACCCGTTAGATGTCGTGACTTCCTCATGAACCCCTCTCGGATTCATATTCACGTTCTTGGTGCGGGCCATACTATCCTTTACTGCATCGGCTTTGCCTTGCTCGTAAAAGTGTTGTGCAACCTGATCAGCGTTCATAGCTGTGAACAGCGATTTATGATAACCCTTGGCATCTTTCATTTCCCCTTTTTCATTCAAGAACTTCTTGATAAAGTTGTTAATGTCGCCTTGAGTATCTTTAACCTCACCTGTATTATTAACTTTGAAGCGGTACTTCTTGTCTCCAACTGAATAATCGAAACCTTCGAACTTTTCGTTGAACACTTTCGCGCTTTCTTGTTTAAACCTACTGGTTTGTCGTTCAGCAACTTTTGCTGCTTCTTCACTCTCTTTATTATAACGGTTAAAAAACTCAACCGCCTTTTGTTGTTCAGGATTCAATTTTGAACCCATCTTAACTTCGTCGTAGTATTTAGACTTTAACCCGTCTAAATGATTTTTAGCTTCTGACAATGCCTGCTTGCGCTCTAATTTCTTTAAGCGCACCTCGCGTTCGTCATCGAGCTCTTCGTCGTAAGAAAACTTATCGGCCAATAAAAAGTCGATGTCTTCCCTATCGTACGCACTGTACTTTGTTTCGTAGTACTCGCGAAGCAGTTGGTCTTCGTTTAACGATGCGTAATCAGTGTTAAGCTTTACGTAGTCTTCTAACGAACCCCCTGTTTCACTCATAAAGTCTACAACTTTTTGAATGTTTTCCGGTAATTCCACGCCTGCTTCTGCTGCTTCAGCCATAGCTTCTTCAACTACTTCTTCAAGCTCTACTGCAGCTTCTTCAACTTCTTCGTCTGTAATCTCCTGTAATACAGATGGTTGCTCTACTTGCTCTTCTTGAACAGGCTGTTCATTCTGAACGGGGACCTCTTCTTNTTCTCTGGCAGGTTCTGCAACTGGCTCTTCGACGTTTTGCTCTGGTACTCCTTCGCTAACTTCGGATTCGTCGCGTACAGAAACCTCATCTGTGCTTTGCTCTTGAACGGCATTTTGTCGTAANTCTAGTTTGATAGTTCCATCATCATCGACGGATGCTATCGGGTTAGTTTCTTCACTCATGATAAGATATTATAAAATTGTTATTACTATAATTACCTAGGTTCAAAGGTACCTAAGCCAAACCCACCGCCAAGTATATCGTTTCCAGAGGATTCGAAGTTCTTAGGTGGTGAATCATTTTTTCTTTGATCAATCAACTCACTTTGCTGAGATGCTTGCATTTTAGTTCTTTCGTCTTTGCGGTCTTCTTTATTAGACTCTTTTTGCTTCTGTCCATCAACCTCAATGCCTTTAAGCTGCATGTTGTATTGAAACTCCAAAGCCATAAGCTCTTTCTTGAGTTCAACCTCTTGTTGCATCTTCTGCTGGTCGATTTGGGCTTTCATTTGCTCAAGCTGCGCCTTAGTTTGGAACAGCGCTTGGTCTTTTTGTACCTCAGCCTGTGCTGCAACTTGTTGTGACTGAGCGTTTGCTTGCGCTTGTGCTTGTATGTTTTCTTGCTGCATTTGTTGGTCACGCTCAAGTTTCTTCTTGCGACGTAGTTTCAACAGCTGGTTAGCTAGCTTAAGATTTTTAACTTCGCGGATGTCAATAGCATCCTCAAGGTCAATCAATCCTGCAGACAATGCAGTTTGAATGTTATTCTCAAGCATACCTTTTTGTTCGTCATCTGGCGACAACTCAAGCATAATACCGAAGTCATACAAGTGCAGTTCTTTTAGTTCGTCTAATGTTGCTACATTAAATCCACCAATCTTCTGTATAAACGCTTCACGTGAAGGGCTGTACTCTAGTATATCAGATATTCTAAGTGATAACCCTTCTGCCGTGTCAGCTGTTAAGAACAACCCTGCATCTAATATATGGCGTGTAGCCGTATTAGAATTTGCAGCTGCAAGTTTCTGCACACCTACTAATGCTCTTGAATCAGGTGTTGAACCATCACGAGCTTCGTTAAGGCCCGTAACGTCACGAATCATCTGCAGGTAATAGTTATATGTCTGAATTAATGTTTGCAGCTTCTGACCACCTGCACCAGTCTGTAACGGCTGGATAGGCACTTTACCAGGATTCATATCACCCTCTTGTGTAAATGACCTACCAATAACAGAACCCGTCTGGAAGAACATATTAAGTGCTTCTTGCGGGTTGTAATTTGTTCCGTTACCTAAATCAATTTCAGCAAGACCATCAGCATCCATATAAACACCGTCTGGCATCATCTTAGCTAATACTTGCTGCATCTTTAAGTGTGTAAGCTGTACCATATCAGCAAACCAGTACAACGACTTACGATAGATTCGATACGACCTTTATACATTCTAGGTGCTACAATACTGTAATTCATTTTTACTTTATTGTAATCGCTTTTTGGACGTACCATATTCTCAGCAATGCCCCATTCAAGTAGCGTGCTAGTACCTAAAATAATTGCACCTTCATAAAGTACTTCTAGCGAACGCGAAGCTTTAGCAAACCCCTCAGCGTCTGCTGGTGGGTTAAACTGATCGTCGCGTAGTATTACTTTCTCCGCGCCTGAAGCTGTTTCTTTAATCTTATAGACTTCGTTCATGTACGTCTTGTAATTAAAGTACAATACTTGAACTGTATTTGAATCGTAACGGTTATCGTTTATCTCGCTTCTATTCCACCCACCGGTTAAGTTTTGAGAACCTTCGCTTTTAATCTTGTCTAAATCGTCTTGCGTTAGCCCAGGGTATTGCTTTTTAAGCTCGCTAATTGGAATAGTTTTTACTTCCCCAACATAATAAATGTCATCAAAGTATGGTGATTCAGTATATGAATACACTAAGTTTGCTGGGTCAACATAATCAACTAATACGCCCTCTGATTCAGAAAATGTATTTTTGACAGCGCCAATACCGATAGTTGTTAAGTCATGGTACACGCGTCTTTTAATAAGATCGTAGTTATTACCATCCAGTAATGTATTTATAGCAACCTCTTCAGCAATCTCAATACCTTGCTTGTAGGTAAGCTGCATATGTAACTCAAGCTCTTCTTTAGATTCCGGTAATGCTGCTGGGTCGTTTTCGTATAAGTTAATACCAAATGCTTCAGCTGCGTAGTCGTTAAGCTCTTT